ACTAAAATAACATCATTACCAAATAATTTAACAGTAGGAGGAGATCTTGAGTTATTTAATACTCCATTATCTGCAAAATACACAAAGGAACAATTAAAACAAATGTTACCTAGAGTAAAGGGTGAGATATATCTGTAACGTTATAGATATTTATAATAAAGAAATATATAAAATGAGAATAATAAAATCAAAACTACTTAAAGAAAATAAAAACTTTATTCTTGAGAATGTTAAACAAGCCAAGCAATATCTTGATCAAGGAAAATTATCTGATGAAGATTTTAAAACTTTAGTAGATATAGATCCAACGCCGACACGTAAATTTGTTGGATGGATGGCTAAACAATGGATTAGTAAAACAGTAACTGATATAGATGATTTAAGAAATACTGTAGAAGAGTATAACGTCTTTTTAAATAAAGGTAAAGCAAAAACTAAAGATATTACTGCTTTCAAATCATTTGCGGATTTAAAAAATGAAGTAGATACAATTAATAAATCTGGAGAAGGTGTATCTGTTAAAGATCTTGAAAATGATTACGAAACAATAATTGACACTCCAGATTTATTAGTAATGTCTCCTCACACACATGAAGCTTCTAGAAAATTAGGATTATCTCATTTTGCTTTTAGAGATTGCACTGATGAACAGGGCAATACTACAGGAAAAAAAGATTCTGCATGGTGTACTACTTATAAAGCCCCAGATCATTTTAATGATTATTACTATACACATAACGTTACTTTTTATTATGTTTTAGTAAAATCTCCAACAATGATAGAAGAGCTTCAAAAAGCATTTCCAGGAAATCATAAAAAAAATAAAAAACTTAAAAAATATAAAGCTATGATGGTAGTTGCTTTAGCAGTTTTATCTGATGGTAAGATAGACGGATATGATGGGTTAGATGATCAAATATCTTCAAAAGATATTAAAACATTTACACAAATAACTGGATTGAAGTAATGATAAAGCTTAAACAATTATTAAAGGAAGATGATAGGGTGTTAATTACAAGAAGATCTGCTGAAGAACGCGAAAAAAACTATTTAATAGCAACTCAAAAAAAAATACAGCAATATATTAAAAACGGCAGTGAGGGAGATCTTAGTTTAAATAGTACTCCAATAACATCTCTTCCTGATAATTTAACCGTAAAAGGTAATCTTTATTTAAATAGAAGTAAAATAACATCATTACCAAATAATTTAACTGTTGAAGGAGATCTTGATTTAAGTGAAACTTCGGTAGCAAAATTACCTAATAATTTAAAAGTTGGAGGTAAGCTTAATTTAGCTTATACTAAAATAACTCAATTACCAGATAACTTAACAGTTAATGGGGATCTTAGTTTAATAAATACTAAAATAACTTCTCTTCCTGATAATTTAACAGTTAAAGACAGTCTTATTTTAAATTTTACCAAAATAACATCTCTTCCCGATAATTTAACAGTTGAAGGAAGTCTTTTTTTAAATAATACCAACATAACATCATTACCTGATAATTTAACTGTTAATGGATTTCTCGGATTATATCAATGCAAAATAACGTCTCTTCCTGATAATTTAACTGTTAATGGAGGTATTAATTTAGGCGAAACACTAATAACAACATTACCAGATAATTTAAAGGTTGATGGGACTATAAATTTAGTCAAAACTAAAATAACTCAATTACCTGATAATTTTAAAGTTAATGGAGATCTTATGTTACAAAATTCTGAAATAAAATCACTACCATCTAATTTAAAAGTTAAAAGAAATCTTTATTTAACCGGGACTATATTATCTAAAAAATATACAACGGAACAATTAAAGCAAATGTTACCGGGAGTAAAAGGTAAAATTGAAACGAGATTCTAAAATATGATAAAACTTAAACAATTATTAAAGGAAGATGATAGGGTGTTAATTACAAGAAGATCTCCTGAAGAACGCCAGAAAAACTATCAAATTACTATTCAAAGAAAGATTCAACAAATCAAAAACGGAGCTAAAGGTGATTTAATCTTAACTAATGAAATACCCGTTACTATTGATTCATTACCTGATAATTTTCATGTTCAAGGTGATTTAAAATTAGTATCAATTCCAATTAAATCATTACCAGATAATTTAAAGGTTGACGGTAAGCTAGAAATATCTGAATGTAACTATCTTAAAGCTTTACCAACTAATTTAATAGTAGGTGGAGATTTAGATTTAATCGATTTAAAAATTCAAGCATTACCAGCTAATTTAAGCGTAGGCGGTGATATTTGGATATCTGACGTTAATTTAAAATCTTTACCTGACAGTTTAATAGTTAATAATAATTTAAGTTTACTTAGAGTTGCAATACAAATATTACCGGATAATTTAAAAGTACCTAGAAGTTTAGATTTATCACATTGTGAATATCTTAAATCTTTACCTAGTAATTTAATAGTCGGTAGAGATTTAACTTTAAAAGATTGTAAAAATATTAAATCTTTACCTGATAATTTAAAAGTACCTGGGGATTTAAGAGTATTTGATATGAATATTCAAGAGATACCTAAAAATCTTCAAGTTGGTAACTATTTTTACTTTAGTAGCTATGATACAATTTTTAAAAAATATAACGACTCCCAGCTTAAAAAAATGTTACCTGGTGTTAATACACTTCATAGATTGTTTTAAATATGATAAAGCTTAAAGAATTATTAAAAGAAGAAGATAGTATCTTAATCACCAGAAGATCTCCCGAAGAGAGAAAAAAGAATTATCTAATCGTGAGTCAAAAAAAGATTCAACAGTATATTAAAGATGATAGCGAAGGAACTCTTGATTTAAGTGGAACGCCAATAACATCATTACCTGATAACTTAACCGTAAGAGGAGATCTTCATTTAAGTTATTCTGAAATAAAATCACTTCCGAATAATTTAACAGTTGAGGGAGATCTTGATATAACAAATACTCCAATAACATCCCTTTCGGATAATTTAACTGTAGGTGGAAGTCTTGATATAACAAATACTAAAATATCTCAATTACCAAATAATTTTAAAGTAGGTCGAAGTCTTTATTTAGGCAAAACTAAAATAACACAATTACCAGATAATTTAACTGTAGTCAGTAATCTTTATTTAGGCAAAACTAAAATAACACAATTACCAGATAATTTAACTGTAGGATGGAATCTTGATTTAAGAGGGACTCCTATATCTAAAAAATATACTAAAGAACAATTAAAGAAAATGCTACCGGGAGTAGAAGGAGATATATACGTATAATAATTTAAAAAATGATAAAACTTAAAGAATTATTAAAAGAGGAAGATAAAGTCTTAATCACTAGGAGACCGCCTGAAGAACGCCAGAAAAACTATTTAATAGCAACTCAAAAAAAAATACAGCAATATATTAAAAACGGCAGTGAGGGAGATCTTAGTTTAAATAGTACTCCAATAACATCTCTTCCGGATAATTTAACCGTAAGAGGTAATCTTTATTTAAGAAAATCTAAAATAACATCATTACCTAATAATTTAACAGTTGAAGGAGATCTTAATCTAAGTGATACACCAATAACTTCACTTCCAAGTAATTTAACAGTTGGAGGGGGTATTAATATAGCTTACACTGAGATATCGGAATTACCAAAAGATTTAAAAGTTGGCGCAGTTATGAATTTATCTGGTACTAAAATAACCCAACTACCAGATGGGTTCATCGTTAACGGTGATTTGATGCTATCTTTTTCCGAAATAAAATCACTACCAGCTAATTTAAAAGTTAATAGAAATCTTTATTTAAACAACACTATATTATCTCAAAAATATACAGCAGAGGAATTAAAGAAAATGTTTCCTGGCGTAAAAGGTAAAATAGTAGTAGGATTTTAACAATGATAAAACTTAAAAAATATAACGATGTAGATATTTATATTAAATAATCTAAAATCGTTGATACGTTTACTTTGTACCTTTACTCCAGAAGATAATCTTCAGCCAACAATTAATAATATCGTAAGTAATTATAATATACTTAACGGTAAGATTTTTGTTCTTCAAATGAGCGAGAATCCAGAATTGGCTTGCACATATAATATAGATTCAGGTAACCTTAATGATTTATTAGATAACACAATTTCAATACACAGAAGAAAAGAGACTAACACACTTTATACCATTAATGGATTAAATTTCTTGATAAAGTCTCTAAACAATAATATATTAGATAAAAATTATAAGATAAATTGGGAAGAATATTCAAACAAAGCAATTTTAGTAACAGAAAGACAATTAGTATTACACGAGTTAAAGATTTATAAAGTAATTCATATAAAATAATTAGGAAAAAAGAAAATAAGATATTATATTAGATAAGAAATTTAGATATCAGGTAGATATTTAGTAAGTTAAACAATTTAAAAACAAAAAACAAACATGGCTATTAATTTAGACGCAATCCGCGCCAAGCTCGGCGACTTGCAAAAGAACACGGGAAAAGGTGAAAGACAAGAAGTACTTTGGAAACCAGAACCAGGTACACAAGTAATTAGAATTGTACCGTATCAATTCAACAAAGACAATCCATTTAACGAACTTTATTTCCATTACGAATTCGGAAATAAGCAGTATTTGTCTCCAGCTACATTTGGTAAACCAGATCCGGTAGTTGAATTCTCAGAAAAACTTCAGTCAACAGGAAGAAAAGAAGATTGGAAATTAGGTAAGAAGATCGAACCTAAGATGCGTGTTTATGCTCCAATTATCATTCGTGGTAAAGAACATGAAGGTGTTAAATTCTGGGGTTTTGGTAAAACAGTATATCAAGAAATTTTAGGATTTATTGCAGATCCTGATTACGGTGATATTACAGATCCACAATCAGGAAGAGATATTACAGTAGAGTTTAAGACTAAAGAACAAACAGGAAAAGATTTTCCAGAAACTTCAATTCGTATTAAACCTAATCAAACTCCAATCCATTCAGATAAGGAAATTATTACTAAGATTGCAACAGGTCAGAAGAACTTAACTGAAATCTTTAAAGAACCATCTTATGAAGATTTAAAAGTAGTTTTAACTAATTGGTTGAATCGTGATACCGAAGGAGTTCAAGAAGAAGCTCCAGCAAATACTGCTAAGGTATCTACTGCTACAAAACCTGCTGAGACTAAATCAGTAGAGGATATTTCAAGCGCATTCGACAGCTTGTTTAATTAAAAAATAAAAAAAATGTAAGTAAGGGGAGTAATTCTACTCCTCTTATTTTACTATAATACAACAACTATGGCAAAAAAGAAATCAGAAGATGGGTTATCTTCCGGAGCAGTGCATGAAGACTTAGCTTCTTTATTAGCAGATACGCTTAATGCAAAGTTCAAAGAAACTAACATGAAAGTAGCGTATTTTTTAGATAAAGACGCAGATTCTCCAAGTAATGTAACGGATTGGATTACTACAGGAAATGATATTGTAGATTTAGCAATATCAAACAGACCATATGGCGGATTGCCAGTAGGTCGAATTATAGAAATTATGGGCGAAAGCGCTGCTGGTAAATCTTTACTAACAGCAAATATATTAGCTCAATGTCAACGTAAGGGCGGATTAGCTATTTATATTGATACAGAGAATGCCGTAGCAAATGAATTTTTTGAGATGTTGGGTATGGATTTAAGTAAAATGATTTATGCTCCAGTAGAAACTATAGAAGATGCATTTGCAATTGTAGAAACGATTATTGAGAAAGTTCGTGGAGCAGATAAAAATCGTTTAGTATGTATTGCGATTGATTCTATTATGGGTGCTACTACAAAAGTAGAGCAAGAAGCAGATTACGAAAAAGACGGATTCGCAACAACAAAAGCTATTGTATTATCTAAAGCAATGCGTAAGATTACTAATATGATTGGTCGTCAAAAAGTATGCTTAATCTTAACAAATCAGTTACGTGATAAAGTAGGTGTTATGGGCTTTGGAGAAAAGACTCAAACATCAGGAGGTAAAGCAGTTGGATTCCATGCATCAGTAAGATTATCATTATACAATTTAGGTATGATTAAAAAATCTGATGGTACAGTAATTGGCGCTAAAACAAAGTTAAAGATTAAGAAGAATCGTTTAGGACCACCGTCAAGAGAAGTTGAATATGATATTTATTTTGATTCTGGAATTGATTCAGCTCCAAGTTGGATTGATGAATTAGTTAAATATAAATTAGTTAAGAAGCGCGGCTCTTATTATGATTATGTAGATACAGAAACAGGAGAAGAAGTAGTATTTACATCTGCTAATATATTAACTAAGTTAGCTGAAGACCCAAGATTAAAGAAACAAGTATACGAAAAGCTTTGTGAGGAATATATTATGAAATATGATCCAGCAAATCCAGATGAAGGTATTGAGTTAGTTTCAACTCCTGAGGGTGGAGATGATTTTTAAAAAATAAAAAAACAATAAGTTATATTATGGCAAAAAAAATATATTTTGATTTAGAAGCGCGTAACGGATTAAAACGCGGTGTAGATGCATTAGCAAATGCAGTCTCTGTAACATTAGGTCCAAAAGGACGTAATGTAGTAATTGAAAAGCAATACGGTTCACCAGTAATTACAAAAGATGGTGTTTCTGTTGCAAAAGAAATTGAGCTAAAAGATCCTATTGAAAATATAGGAGCTCAAATGGTAAAAGAAGTAGCTAGCAAAACTGCGGATTTAGCAGGGGACGGTACTACTACTGCTACCGTATTAGCCCGTGCTATTGTAACAGCAGGTCTTAAAAATGTTGCAGCAGGAGCTAATCCAATGGACTTGAAAAGAGGTATTGATAAAGCCGTTAAGGTTGTTATTCAAGATCTTAAAGATCAAAGTCAAACAGTTTCATCTGATGAATCTAAATTAGAACAAGTTGCGGCTATTTCTGCAAACAATGATCCTATTATTGGTAAATTAATTGCAGATGCAATGAAACAAGTAGGACCAGAAGGTATTATTACAGTTGAAGAAGCTAAAGGTATTGAAACAGAAGTAAAAGTAGTAGAAGGTATGCAACTTAATCGTGGATATTTATCTCCTTACTTTATTACTAATGTAGATAAGCAAGAAGCTGAATTAAATTCTCCTTATGTATTAATTTATGATAAGAGAATTTCTGTAATTAAAGATATTCTTCCTATTTTAGATCAAGTAATTAAGCAACAAAAATCTATTTTGATTATTGCTGAGGATGTTGATGGTGAAGCATTAGGTACATTAGTAGTTAATAGAGCTAGAGGTATTATTAGTGTTGCTGCAATTAAAGCGCCGGAGTTTGGAGAGAAGCGTAAAGCAATGTTAGAAGATATTGCTATCTTAACTGGAGGTACTGTTATTTCTGAAGAATTAGGTTTAAAACTTGATAAGATTGATGTAAGCCATTTAGGTAAAGCAGAAAAGATAGTAGTTTCTAAAGATTCTACAATTATCATTAATGGTGGTGGCGATAAAGATAAAATCGTTGAGCGCGTAACTCAAATCAAAAATCAAATCGATTCAGCTAAATCAGAATACGATAAAGAAAAGTATCAAGAAAGATTAGCTAAATTATCAGGAGGTGTAGCAGTATTATATATTGGTGCAGCAACTGAAGTTGAGATGAAAGAAAAGAAAGATCGCGTTGATGATGCTTTACACGCTACAAGAGCAGCAGTTGAAGAAGGTATTGTTGCTGGAGGTGGAGTTGCTTATATTAGAGCTACAAAAGCATTAGATTCTTTAAAAGGAGATAATGAAGATGAAACTACAGGTATTGGAATTGTGCGTCGTGCAATTGAAGAGCCTCTTCGTCAAATCGTATCAAATGCAGGCGGTGAAGGTTCTGTAGTAGTAAACAAAGTTCGTGAAGGTAGTAATGACTTTGGTTATAATGCTAGAACAGAAGTTTATGAGAATTTAATTACTGCAGGTGTTATTGACCCGACTAAGGTTAGTAGAGTAGCATTACAAAATGCGGCTAGTGCAGCAAGTATGATTCTTACTACGGAATGCGTTCTTTCGATTGAAAAAGAAGAAAAGAAAGCACCTGAAGCTCAAAATCCTATGTACTAATAAGTTATGTTAAATAGATATGTTGAGTTATTAAAAGAAATTCAACAGGAAAAAGATAGTCCCGTCGCTCTAAATATTAACTCCAGGGTTATGTTAGTCGATGGGACTAATTTTTACTTGAGGTGTTTCATGGCTAATCCAGTAATGAATGATAATGGAGAGCATTTGGGCGGATCTTTAGGATTCTTAAAGTCCCTAGCTTCTTATGTTAAAACATTCAAACCTACTAGGATTATTATTACTTTTGATGGTAAGGGAGGTTCGAAGAGAAGAAGAGAAGTATATTCTGATTACAAAGGTAATAGATTAGCCCCAAAATCATTTAACCGAGCAGAGATTTTTGAGAATGCTGAAGATGAAGATGCATCTATGAAGCATCAATTCGTAAGGCTAATCCAATACTTACGTTGCTTACCAGTAACTGTAATCACTGCAGACCATATTGAAGCAGATGATATGGTCGCTTATTTAACTACAAACGTTCTTAACACTAAAAGTGATAATGTAATGCTTGTATCTGATGATAAAGATTATCTTCAACTAATTAATAGTAAAGTTAATGTATATCGTCCGGTAGAAAAAAGATTATATAAGTTAGAGGATGTTAAGGAAAGATTTAAGGTACCTGCAGAGAATTATCACCTCTATAAAGTATTTATTGGAGATAGCTCGGATAATATACCAGGTGTACCAGGAATCGGCCCTAAGACCGCAGAAAAAATACCAATACTGCAAGAAAATAGAGTGATTGGATTAAATGAATTTTTATCTTATTGTGAAGATAAAAAAGATGATAAGTTATACAAAAAGATTTTAGAGCATAAAGAAGTTATTACGCGTAATTATAAACTAATGCAATTACATGATGTTGATATATCAGGTACTCATAAACTATTCTTAATTGATAAGTTTAACGAGCCTGTTTCTTTGATTAATAAAAATGAATTTTTACAAATACTAACAACGGATAAAGGATATGCTTATATTAATGATCCGATTACATTTTTAAATATTTTTAATCAATTGAATATCTTTGCATTAGGAACTAATAATAATAATTCTTGATCTTTAGAAATGAAAATTATATATTAGGCATATGAGTCAAGATAGATTTACACAATACGGAAAAACCTTTCAGTTAAAGATAATAGCTGCACTTCTTAAAGATAAGACATTTCTTCAACAAATTTATGATATCTTAATACCAGAGTATTTTGATTCTGAAGCTAATGTTTGGATTGTAGATACAATCATGAAATATTATCCAGAATATAAACAAGTTCCTACATTAGAAGTGTTTAAAGTAAAAGCATTAGAGCTTACAAATGAAACATTAAAATTATCTATTGTAGAATCTTTAAAAGATATTTTAAGATATGTTGAAGCAGAAGATTTGGAATTCGTTAAAGGCGAATGTATAAACTTTTGTAAGAATCAATGTATTAAGAAAGCTATTATCGAATCTGTCGACCTTTTAAAAACAGGGGCATATGATAATATTAAAAAGAAGATTGATAGTGCAATGAAAGCTGGCGCTAATCAAGATATTGGATTAGAGTATTTAAAAGATGTTAAATTACGTTATGAAGAATCTGCTCGTATAACAATTCCTAGTCCTTGGCCAGCATTTAATGAATTAGTTGATGGTGGTATTGGTAAAGGAGAGTTGATTATATTTGTAGCGGGTCCAGGTGCTGGTAAATCTACATCAATGATTAATGTAGGAGCTCATTTATTAAAGCTCGGAAAGACCGTTGTGCATTATACAATGGAATTATCAGAGCCCTATGTAGCTCAAAGATATGATTCTGTAGTTACTGGTATTGCTACTGCTAACTTAAAATATAACTTAGATGAAGTTGAGCATGAATTATCTAAATTAAAAGGACAATTATATTTAAAGTTCTTTCCAACAAAAACGGCATCTGTAACAACATTAAAAGCGCATTTGGATAAAATGATAATGCAAGGTGTTAAACCAGATATTGTAATTGTGGATTATGCAGATTTATTACGTTCAGCAAAAGCAAAAGAGAAGCTTCATGAAGAGTTAGAAACAACATATGAAGATTTAAGAGGTTTAGCAGGTGAATATCAAATACCAGTAATTACGGCGTCTCAAGCAAATAGAAGTTCTGTAGAATCTGATATTATTACATCTGATCAAGTAGCTTCATCATTTAGTAAAATAATGATTGGAGATGTGATTATTTCGTTAGCGAGAAAGACTACAGATAAAATAGCAGGTACAGGAAGAGTGCATTTTATTAAGAATAGATTCGGGCCTGATGGGTTGACATTACCAACAAAACTTAATATGTCAAATGGTAGAATTGATATGTATCAAGAAACATCAATTAAAGGTAGAGAAACAAAAACAGAGATGGATGAAGACACTGTAACAAGAAAATCTTTAGCCACAAAATATTCTGAACTTTTAGGAGATTCTTTGGGATAAAACGGAGAGTAATCGATATTTATTAATACCCAAATAAGGGTGGTTATGTTTAACATCAATTCACAACACAAACAACTTAATTAACAAACAAACATGGAGATATCGAACAAAATACTCTCTGATATTACTGTCTACAGTAAGTACGCAAAATACAATCAGGAGTTAAGTCGTCGCGAATCTTGGAAGGAGATCGTGACCAGAAACAAAGAAATGCACATTAAAAAGTATCCGCACATGGAAGATGAAATCAATGCGATGTACAAATTAGTGTATGACAGAAAAGTCCTCCCGTCAATGAGAAGTTTACAATTCGGAGGTAAACCAATTGAGCTATCTCCAAACAGAGTTTATAACTGCGCATATCTTCCGATTGATGATTATAGAGCATTTGGTGAAACAATGTTTTTATTATTAGGAGGAACAGGCGTAGGATATTCAGTTCAAAAGCATCACGTAGAAAAATTACCAGAAATCCGTAAACCAAATCCTGTAAAGCACAGAAGATTTTTAATCGGAGATTCGATTGAAGGATGGGCAGATGCAATTAAAGTATTAATGAAGTCTTATTTTGAAGGTGGTTCAAGTATTTTATTTGACTTCTCTGACATTAGACCAAAAGGAGCAATGCTTGTAACTTCAGGTGGTAAAGCCCCAGGACCTCAACCATTAAAAGAATGTATCGTTAAGATTCAAGGTATTTTAGATACAAAGAATGACGGAGATAAATTAACACCAATCGAAACTCACGATATCGTTTGTCATATTGCAGATGCAGTATTAGCAGGTGGAATTCGTAGAGCAGCATTGATTAGTTTATTTAGCGCTGATGACGATGATATGATTGCTGCAAAATCAGGTCCATGGTGGGAATTAAATCCACAAAGAGGAAGAGCAAATAACTCAGCAGTATTATTACGTAATCGAGTTACTAAAGATTTCTTTATGTCTTTATGGGATAAGATTAAAGCATCTGGCGCTGGAGAACCCGGTATTTATTTAAATAATGATAAAGACTGGGGAACGAATCCTTGTTGCGAGATTGCACTAAGACCTTTCCAATTCTGTAATCTTTGTGAAGTAAATGTAAGTAATATTGAATCACAAGAAGATTTAAATGAAAGAGTAAAGGCTGCAGCATTTGTTGGAACGCTTCAAGCAGGATATACAGATTTCCATTACTTAAGACCAGTTTGGCAAAGAACAACAGAAAAAGAAGCTTTAATTGGAGTTGGTATTACAGGAGTAGGTTCTGGTAAAGCTCAACAATATGATATGCAAGAAGCTGCTGAAATCGTTAAACAAGAAAACGAAAGAGTAGCAAATCTTATTGGTATTAATAAAGCTGCTAGAACAACGACAATTAAACCAAGTGGAACATCTTCATTAGTATTAGGAACATCAAGTGGTATTCACGCTTGGCACAATGATTACTATATCAGAAGAATGCGTATTGGAAAAAATGAGTCATTATACACCCATTTATTAATAAATCATCCAGAGCTTATTGAAGATGAATATTTTAGACCTCACGATACTGCAGTTATTTCAGTACCACAAAAGGCGCCTGATAATTCAATCTTAAGAACAGAATCAGCATTAGATTTATTAACAAGAGTAAAATGGTTCTATACTAACTGGATTAAACCAGGACATAGAACAGGACAAAACACTCATAATATTTCTGCAACAGTATCTATTAAAGATGATGAATGGGAAAGTGTTGGAGAATGGATGTGGGAGAATAAAAATTGCTATAATGGATTATCAGTTCTTCCTTATTCAGATCATACATATATTCAAGCTCCGTTTGAAGATATTACAGAAGAGAAGTATCATCAATTAATGGAATCTTTAGTTAATGTTGATTTGACTCAAGTAGTTGAATTAGTAGATAATACAGATTTAAGTGGTGAGCTAGCCTGTGTAGGCGGAGCTTGCGAAGTAAAATAAAAATAAAAAATAAGTTATGGTAATATTTGGATGGATCTGCACTATAACAGTGCTAATAGGATTTATATTAAATAGCATCCAAAAATTAAAATATGCTATATACGTATGGGTAATCGGCGATATCGGATGGATATTATATGACTTGCCCATACGTAATTATAGTCATTTGACATTAAGTATAGTTATTATTTTAATAAATTTATACGGGTTATATAAAATACATAAAAATGAAAGTAGGAATTAAAAAGTTACATCCGGATGCAGTAATACCAAAGTATTCAAAACCGGGAGATGCAGGATTAGATTTAACTGCAGTAGAAGTTATTAACGATGAAGGATTTCAAGTTACCTATAGAACAGGTCTAGCAGTGGAGATTCCACTAGGATATGTTGGATTGTTATTTCCAAGAAGTTCTGTTCGTAATTATCAAATCTCATTATCAAATTGCGTTGGAGTAATTGATAGTGGATATAGAGGAGAGATACAACTTACATTTAATAAGAATGCAGGTGTACCTTCGAAGCGTTATGAAGTAGGAGAACGTGTTGGACAAATTATCATATTACCATATCCAGAAATTGAATTTGTAGAATTGGATAATTTAACAGAAACAGTTCGTGGTGAAGGTGGGTTTGGAAGTAGCGGGAAATAATACATTCTAGATATTTATATTATATAAAGTAAACATTTCGGTTGTTTATTTGAAAGATAAATTTTACCTTTATGTACAATTAAAATATAAATATGATAGATAAAATATTAAAACGTATAACTCTTACAAAAGAAGATGTGAATAGCATGATTAAAGATGCTATAAAAGAACAGAAACCAACGGGTTCACAGTCGATAGATAGTAGCAAAAACCCATGGGATTCAGTCGAATCATTTACAAATTTTATTAAAAAGAATTATTTGGTACCAGGTCAATCGATCGGTGATTTAACTAACTTTTATAGAGATACAGTTAATAATTTAACCCTTCAGCAATTTATAATTAATCCTCCACAAAAAGAATTAAAAACTGGTGTATATCCTATTCGTGGTATTGAAAGAGAGCTTTATGATATTATAAATAATAATGTTACGATTTCTAATGGAGAACCTTCAGAATTATGGTTCGCAATTGTATATAAAGGTAAAGTTACTGGGGCTGTAGGTGAAGCAACTCCAGATATAGAAGTAAATAATCAAACAGTTTCATTAAAAAATTATAGCGAAACAACATTTGACTTTGGTACTTTAGATTCAGATACTACAGAATTATTAAATTCATTTTTAAGTTTAGCTTCATTATTAACATCTCAACCTGTTAATAAATCATTAACCAGAACTAGCATTAACTCTATTTTAGAGCTATTAGAGAGTAATGAGGTTAAACAAAGTATAAGAGAAATTTTAGAATTAGAAAAGACTACTTCAATACCTCTTATTAAAAATCTAGCAACTCAAATAAAAAAAATGATTAACTCTAAAAATCCGAATGATATACATAATTTAGTAGTTGAATTTTGTAATGAAGTTAACAGATTATTGCAAAGAAAAATTAGTTCTGCTAATTGGTGGGGGTTAATTATAAAAGGAAATGCAACTTTATTTTTAGAATCTTCAGATAGTATTTATGAAAATGTAAAATGTACAGATAACTATAGATTATCACCCGCAATTTCAAATTTTAAGGGCTATCATTTATATGTGCATGGGTCTCAATTATCCACGAAGGTAACTGCTAAAAAAGAAAAATCATAAAAAAAGAGCTCGGACGTAAAACTTCGGGCTCTTATACTCTTATTTTAAATAAAATTTGGAAATATGAAATGTATATATTATATTTAAGTATATTACAAATTAATGAAGTTTATGGGTAAAAAAAGAG